AGGTAGCTGGTAATTTAACTAATTATCCAATTCCTTTAGCAGATGGTAATTTTCTAGCCACAGTTTACGCAAACACTCAGAGTGCTGGTCAGGATATACGTTTTTCTTTGGACACTGGTGGGGCATCACAACTACCGTTTGAAATAGTTCACTGGAGTACGGCATCTCAAATTTCTGAAGTTCACGTTAAGGTGGATTCTTTAGTTACCACTGCTAATAAAGAGTTTTTCGTTTGGTACGACAATTCTGGAGCTGCCGCTTTAGACGCAACAGACACTTATGGATCTCAAAATGTTTGGGATGATAATTTTATGGCTGTTTGGCATTTCGGTTCAGCATCTGATTCAACTAAATATGGGTACGATTTAACAGGAGTGGGCTTTGCTGGATCTGCACCAACTTATTCTAATGCGCAGTCTAGAATTAGTACGGGAGTTAGTGCGGGTCTTGTAAATAGTACGCATAAGTCGGCTTGGGTAATACCAGAGTCGTCTGCACCGAGTATAACCTCAGACAATCCCAAAACTTGGCAGGGGTGGTTTTATCCTACAGAAGCCGACCCCGTAGATTATTACAGGGTTTTATCTAAAGATGCTTCTGGAAATAGAGGCACTGGATACGGTACTAATGGTCCTAATAGAGACTTTACTGGTAACTCGTTTTACGACGGCACTAATAACTATCAGGTAAATAGCGAGCCTGGAGATAATGTAGATGCTCAGGCATGGAATTTTGCAGCTCTTATTACAAACGAAGATACATATCTTAGTGCTTACTATAGAAATGTTGGGTACGTGGGAAATCCTAGTGTAGCGGCTCCTAATTTACCTTACCAAAATAGCGGTTGTACTATAGAGATAGGAGCATTAGCCAGCTTTAACTTATGGGCAGATTCATATTATGATGAAATTAGGGCTTCTAATATAGTCAGGGACTTGGCTTGGTTACAGACAGACTATGTTGCTCAAGCAACTACCAGTCTATTTAGTACTGGAAGCGAGCCTGCAGCAAATGGGGCAGCACCAATTACACCAACAATAGACCCATTATCAGGATGTTTAACAATGTTTACAAAATTATGGAATTAGGAGGTGAATTAAATGGCAGATATTATTAATTTAATGGCAGAAGACAATCGTAACATCATAGATGACGATGCAGTACCTACATTAACACTAGAAAATTCAAACGCAGGTGGAACAGCTTTAAAAGCAGTTGCTTCGGCAGGTGGAACAGGATTAGATGTAGATGTTACTGGGGCAGGAACAGCAGGAGACTTTGCTTCTTCAACAGGTAAAGGACTAGCAGCACAAGGTGCTTTAGCTAATACAATCAAAAGTACAGCTTCCGCAGCACACGCTTTAGATTTGTCACACACAGTTATAGCTTCACCAACAGTTGCACCTTTGAAGTTATTATCTTCAGCAGCTTCTGGAGCTATTATGGAATTAAACGTAGGTTTGGTTTCAACAGCTTCTTTAACAGTTTATGCAAGGTCTATACCAGTAAAACTAACGGATACTGGTGAGATTATGTATATACCAGGATACAAAATTTTATAGCTATTAAGGGCCAGCCCCCTGGCCCTAAAGCTTAGGAGAACTAAAAATAAACGTAAGTGATTTACAAAAAAGAATACAGGCTCACAAAGGCGAAAAAGCAACAGCGCCAGATCAAGGCAGTGCTGAATGGAATCTATTTATAGATTATCTAAACATGGCTCAAAACTACTGGGCTGAATCTTATCAATGGTCAAATCTTTACAAAGAATACGATTCTTTATCAACAAATGCATCTACTGCAACTGTTGCACTACAAGATGATCATAGAAAGTTTGACGGCTATTTAAAAGTAGCAACAACAACATCAACGCAGGAATATCAGCAAATATTACCAGATGAGAAGTCACAATATGTTTCTACTGATAATTATTTTTATGTACTAGGAAGCCCAAGCGGTGGTTATAATATGGTAATTAATCCAATACCTGCTAGTGGAGCATCAATTCACTACTCTTATTGGGCTAATGCAGCTACTTTAGCTTCTCCAGCAGATGTTTCCATGTGTCCTAACCCAGAGTTTCTAGTTCAGAAATCGCTAGAATATTACTGGAGAGCCATTGATGATGCTAGATTTCAGGTAGCTAAAGCCGATGCTGAAACCCTGCTAAAAAGGATGTTAGAAAGTGAATTAACGAAAGGTCCAAGTTACGACAACAGAATTTTGACCTACGAACAAAGCAGGTCAAATTTCAGAATCGGATTAACATAGCATGCCTTTAGAGTACTTTGACATAGGTAGATACAAACCAGGTAGATACGGTGGAGCTAGTTGGGAAAACTTCAGAGGTGGTTTAAATAAACTGCTAGAAGAGGGTGAAATTGGTCAAGCTGATTTATCAGACAGCGAAAACCTACTATTAATAGCAGCAGGTGCGCCAACAAAGCGTTGGGGTTCTGAAAACTATTTCTTAGCAGGTACGGTAGGTAAAGTGCTAGATTTAGAAGGTTATTACACAACATCAGCTGAAGATCTACTAGCGATAGGTGATGCGGGTTATTTAGTGAAGAAATCAGGAGCAAGCTATTCAATAATAGCTGGTGCATCTTGGGCTTCTACAAATAACGCTGATATGGTTCAGCTAAACAACAACATGTATATAGTAAACGACACAAAAGCCTTAACAAAGTACGATGGAACAGATTTAACAAGATTCACAGCTTTATCTATACCAACTAATGTGGCTGCTACGAATTTATCGGGTGTTTCTGGAGCATTCTCTTATTCATGGAGAGTATCAGCAGAAGGTTTTGTCGGTGAGACTTTAGCTAGTGAAAGAATAGTTCTTGGTAACTTACCACAGGATATTTCAGACACCACAGTTAAATTAACATGGACAACAGCATCACCAGCAAGTTCTGTAAAAGGTTATGTAATTTACGGCAGAGATCAAGGCGATGAGAGATACTTAGCTAGGGTTGGTTCTACAGAGCTTACTTATCTAGATAATGGAGCCGCAGATCCTGCAATAATAGCAGCACCACCAACAGCAGATTCAACAGGCGGTCCTATAGCTAAATACATTGAAAGACACGATAACCGCTTAATAATAGCTGGCATAACTGGGCAACCAAACAGAGTAATGATCTCAGGTAAGGCTGGATTTGCAGAGTTTTTTCACTGGAGCAAAGGTGGGGCTTACATAGATGTTGAAACCGACTCTGGAGATGACATCACGGGAATCAAAAGCTTTCAAAACAGACTAATAGTCTTTAAAGAAAGAAGCATCTGGCAGATAGATTTAAGCGATCAAACATTTGGCAATTTCACTATAACAGTGCCATCAGCTACTTTAATAACAGGGGCGCACGGTTGTATCTCTAATAAAACAATAGCCGCAGTAGAAAACGACCTTTTCTTTTTAACAAGAGAGGGAGTTTATGTTTTAGGTTATGAGCCTAATATCCAAAATGTTCTAAGAACAAACGAAATAAGCGCAAAGATTAGACCTTTACTAGAGGAAAAAACTTACACAGATTTACAATCAGCCAGTGCAGACTACATGAACAAGAAGTACGTTCTATCTTTTAAACACTCTAAAAAGACATATGCATATGATAGAGAAAGATTATGCTGGGTAGGTCCATGGACAACCGCTTATGGAATATCAGTAACCAAAAAATACTACAGTAGCGGAGTTGAGAATTGGATAGTAGGTACAGATGACAGCTATGTAGTTAGGTTTGATGAAGACTTAAAATCTGACAGAAACATAGCATTTGATACAGCACTAAAGACCAAAAGAGAAGACTTTGGTGGATGGGATGCTTTCAAATTTATAAGTGATTTGTTTTTAAGGTTTAGAAACGTAGTTGGTCAGATAAATATAAATATAACTATAGAAACAAGAGATGGCGAGTCTAATGTTGTATCTGATTTTGTTATTCAGACATCTAGCACAAACTCTGGTTGGGGTTCTTCCCAATGGGGTGATGCTCAGTACGCTGATAGTGAAGAATCGGGTTCAGCATCAGATTTATCAGATATTGTTAAAAGAATAATAGTAAATAAGTCTGTAAGAAGTATTCAATTATCTGTCACGACAGACGGAGTGTCGGACAATTATGAACTGTTGGGCGTTAGAATAAACGCTAAGTCACAAGGCAGAGGATCAATGCCATATGACTGGATAGTTCAGTAAGGAGGATTAAATGGCAACATTTTACAAAGCACCGACTTCAAACTACTGGAGTACAACGCTTAACGGTGCAATAAATGACAGTGTGGACACTATAACTCTAACTACGACTTCGGGCTTACAAGCTCCTGGGGTAATAGTAATAAATAGAGAAGATGGTGCAGGCACTGCCACACCTAGTGCTAGAGAAATAGTTCACTACACTGGGATTTCAAGTAATGATTTAACTGGTTGTACCAGAGGAGAAGAAAATTCAACTGCTAGAAGTCACAACGATGGTGCTTTAGTTGAGGCAGTTTTCACAGTTGAACACTGGAACGACCTAAGAGATGCGGTTGCTGTAGCAATTAGTACAGATGGTACTAATATAGCTGTTTCAGGAACTGCAAGTATAGCAACTTTAAGACCAGTAACGACCGTAGGAGCAGTAATGGCGGTAACGTCTATAGCTTCTATAGCTAGGGTTGAGACTGCTTGGTTAGATGCAAACGATGGTGAGTTTGTTAAATTCAACACAACATCAGTAGCAAGTATTGCTAGAGGTGAATTTAGTTTTGTTCAATCACCTCAAGTCGCAATACCTTCTATAGTTTCTATAGCTCAAGTTAGCTACCAAGCAAGTAAACCAGCAACAACTAGCGACAGTGATGGTGCTACAGTTACTATGAATTTTAATTTAAGTAATTCTCACAGTGTAACTTTAGGTGGAAACAGAGTAATAGCTTTTAGTAATTTCGCAGTAGGTCAGGGTGGTTTAGTTAGACTAAAACAAGATGGAACAGGAAGCAGAACAGTTACATGGACACCAGAAGCAGCTCCTGCAACGATTTATTGGGATAACGGAACAAAGCCAACACTAACAACAACAGCAAACAAGACAGATGTATTTGGTTTCTTTAAGAGTACTGCATCAACATATGATGGGTACATAGTAGGACAGAATATCTAATGGAAGCACTCAGAACCAGCTTATTTAGCAGTGCCAATTTAATAGCTTACTATAGATTTGAATCTGGGGCTTTAACTACGGATTCTAAGGGTAGTAATACTCTTACCAATTCAGGAACTGTTGGTGAGGGTACTGGTGTATATGGCGGTTGTGCTGATTTTGGTGCTACTAATACAAGTAAGTATTTTTACAGAAGCGATGCTATAGGTATTAGCGGAACTTCGGCTTTATCTATAAACCTTTGGGTGAAAATATACAGCGAGCCTAGCGGAACAGAATACGCATTAGTAGCGCACAATAATGGTTCTGTAGGAAACAGGTACTTTTTAACAAGATACACCGCTACTGGTATTTGGGTTAACAATTCGGGAACTCAATCTACTTACACGGTGAATTTGGGAACAAGTGATTGGAATATGATTACTTTTACAAGAGCTTCTGGAGGAACAGCTTATACCTATTTAAACGGTGTGTTAGTAGATACTATAACAAATGGCGCTGGTCCTAGTGGAATAAACCAATTAACGATAGGGAGACAAGAAAACGCAGCAGCTAACTATCTGAAGGGGCTTATGGATGATGTGACTATATTTAACACGCAGTTAAGTGCGGCACAAATTATAGAGTTGTATAGAAATCCAGGAGGAGCATTTATACTTACACAATTATGAAAACTATAAAATTATTAAATTTAATAAAAGGAGGAAACTCCTAAACAACAGGAGGTGAATTACAATGCCTACATATGCAGACGTAACTGATTTAGAAGGATACTTAGGGGGAGACTACAAGAAAAGTAGAGAATCGGCCGCTAAGTCCGCAAGAAAAGCAGCAGAAGCTGAAGCCGAAAGAGCCTACGGTTCTACTGTAGCTCAACTCGGAGCAGAGGAAAGGGCTTTAAGAGCCGACCAACCTATTATTGAGGAAGGTATTCTCGGTTCTATAGAGCGTGAAAAACTACCAGTCTATCAAGGTAAAGAAGAATCTTTATCAGAACTAGGAAGAACAGAGCGTGATTTAAGAGAATCTACTAGAGGAGCTGTAAGTACAGCAGGTAGAGTCTTTGGAGAATTAGCAACAGCAATTCCAAGATACGCTGGTACTTCAGTGGCGGGGGCTGTTGGTGAGATACTAGGAAGACAAACAGCAAGAGATATAGGAGCAGCTAAAAAAGCAGAACAAACTGGTCTATTTGATATAGGACAAGAAAGAAACAAAGTAGTTAAGTTTGCTGCAGAAAAAGTCGGAGCAATAGAATCCTATGGTCAAAACCTAATAAGACAAAGTAAGCAAAACTTCTTAAATTCAATAGATAAGATAAATACATTAAGAAGAGTAGCTGAAGAAGACAAGAAGAGTCTTAGACTACAGGCATTGTATAAATACCAAGGCGATGTTCAGAATATAGCTTCAGAAATACAATCTCAGAAATATAACTTACAGCAATGGGCTTACCAAAAGAATTTAGATCTCAAAAACGCTGAAGAGGCTAGACAAAGAAGTCAAAGCCAACAAATTAACTTAGCAGATTACATAAAGAATTTGACTGGCGGAGGGACTACAACCACTCCTAAAACATATCAAGCACCAGCCATGACACCAAGAGGTGGCGAGGGTTCGGTGTCCAGTGATGGTAAGTGGATATATTCAGGCGGTAATTGGGTTCCAACGAGCTTCTTTAGTTCAGCTAACTCATCTACAGCGCCAACTCAATCAGCTAGTTCACCGATAGATGATTTTCTAAGGAGGGGATCTTAAAATGACTATTAAAATAAACGAACTAAATGACAGAATTAAAAAACTAAGAAGCATGGGTTATTCAGAATCTGATATTCAGGCTTCTGTTGAAAGATTAAAATCAGCAGGAGAAATAGAAGAAGACACCTTTGGAAAAAAAGTTGGTAGGGTGGCTAGAGGAGTTGTAGAGCCTTTTGAGAAATTTGGCAGAACAGCTATGGCTTTAGGTGCTGCAGGTACTGGTTTAGCACAGGGTCTTATGGGTGATGAGGAAGCTATGAAAAGAAGCGCACAAAAAGGCTATGAGATGCTATTACCAAGCCAACAAGAAGCTTACATGGGAACCACAGGTGATGCCACTTTAGAAGGTTTAAAGATGGGTGCAGGTATAGCACCATTTGGTTTACCAGCAGGACAAACACTTAAACAGGCTACTGCTTTAGGTGCCGCAGGTGGTGCTGGTAGAGGGTTTTATGAAACCTCACCAGATCAGACACTAGGAGAAAACTTAAAAACAGTTGGAAAAGGAACTTTAGGTGGTGCTGTAAGTGGTGCTGCTTTCTATCATCGAGGTTAGCTAGGACAAAAAGTAAGAGGTCAAGGACTCAAAGAAACAGGTCAGGGGCTTCAGAAGAAGGCTGTATTAAAAGAATTTGGCAA